ACAAAACACCGTTTTTGACAATAATACCCTGCATTCCACCCTCCCTATTCTTCAAGAAAACTGTTTTTTGAACAATAGAATTGTAATTTTTGTTTCTGATCGTTCAAAATGCGTGTTTTTGCAAAATAGAAAACCGTGACGATGATCACGGTTCCTGCTCGTCCCCAAATTTTATTTCGGCTTCACGTCGCATTTTTAAATGGTATTCAAGCGAAAAAGAACACTCCTAACCCTATATCTATAAATGTTTTTCAGGAATTTCAAGCGATTATCAAGCGTATTTTAGATCAAACAAAAAAACCGCAAGCCTGAGCCTGCGGTGAAAGAACATTTTAGAAAGTTTCCTTTCTATTTTATTTAACTGTAATTAATCCTTCTGGCTCAACTGTGAACTCTGGCTTGTCTGCCATTGTTCCATCTGGTTTGAGGTAGTACCAGCCTGTTCCGTCTGCGGACTGGACAAAGGCGTTTGATACCATGGCACCTTCTTTACCGTCAAGATAATACCAAGTATCTTTGTACTTGACCCAGCCTGTCTTCATGGCACCTTCTGCGTCAAAGTAGTACCACTTATCAGCAATCTTCTTCCAGCCTGTGGCCATTTCGCCTGATTGGTCAAAGTAGTACCAATTACCGTCTGTGTGCTTCTTCCAGCGATCTGCAAGCATGTAGCCTGAGCCGTCGAAGTAATACCAGGTTCCGTTGATTTTCTCAAACTTATCTTTTGGATAAGAGCCATCTGAGTGTACATACCAATAGCCTGTATCATTCTTTTGCCAGCCAGTCTCAATACTAAAGCCGTTTTCAATATCATGCTTAAACTGTTCACGGCTGATACCCCATTTTGCCAGATAGGGATATGGGTCAACATGGTCTGAATGATTATCAGGTTGGTTATTCGTGCAGTATTCATGCGTTTTGATACCTGCTAGATCGTCTGTATCAAGTGTCTTCGGCAAACCTGCTTCATCTGCTAGATTTCGCAAAAGCGGAACGTATAACCTATAATCACGGTCGAATTCTTCTTGTGTCTTATGGCTTTCAATCAATTCAACTGCTGCATAAGTCTCAGCATTCCAACCGCCACCAACGTCCCAAGATCCGTTGTTTACAGGACCTACCTGCATAACACGACCGTTACCAACGACATGAGAAAAGAACCCTAGTTCAGGGTCCTTTCTGTAGTGGTAGTCTGCTTCATTTTGAGCAGTTGAGTTGCGGTTGCCTGTTGAGTGGGCGTGTACTTGTCTATAAGGTTGCACCCCAACCTGTGGCAAATCCGTGCGTAGTCTACTTGTATCGATATCCATTACTCTTGTCCTTTCCAAGCGTCATTCATCTGCTTCACTGCCGACTCTACAAAGGTGTCCAAGTCCTTGTCGGTCATGCTGATGTTGTATTTTGTAAGTTCAGCTCGGATTTTATCACGAGCTTGCTCTAGCTTTTCATCACCTTTGAAGCCTGTCTCTTGAGCTACCTGCTCCACAGCATGAACTGCATTTTTAGCTAAGATTTCAGCGATTTTTACCGCATTTTCTCCACCTTTTCGCAAAAGGTAGTCTTTCACTGCTTTCACGATACCGCCTATTGCTACTGCTAAAAAGCCTGTCGCAAAAGCGATGATAAATTCATTAAATTGTGTCATATATTTTTCCTTTCTCGTCTTCTACTAAGATGTCGTCTCTAATCTGCAACGCTTCAAAATTGTTGTACAAGTGGTCTATGTAGCCATTGCCACCAAGAGCCTTATAACTATTGTGCATGTTCTCCACTACATAGAACTCATCCTTGGTTGTAAAACCACGACGGATAGCCCTGCGAATGTCACGATCAAGGCGCATCCTCATCGTAACAAGGTGCGCATCGTCGTGAAGTTTTAGCTTTGCCTGTACTTCGTCAATTTTGGCGTTATTCTCGTCAGCAGTAATTTGGACATCTTTGATTTGTTTCTTGACATCATTCAATTCTGAAATGATTTGGTCTGTCTGTTCCTTGGTCTTCTTCGGCATTTTATAGCCTAACCAAGCAACGACGATTGGTGTGGCTACTGGTAGCACGTTCATGAAGAAATGCTCAACATGTTGTAAGACGTCCATAAACACCTCTATTCTTTAGGTTCGTACTTCCATGCTGCGCCTGTTCCGTCCATTTCAAGACGACCGTTTCGAGCAAAGTCGCTGACTGGTTCACCATTGTAGGTAAATTCCTTGTTCAACTGAACCAAGATACGTTTACCTTCTCCGTCAACCTCAACATGAGTTGGGTCTTCAAGAGCAATCAAGTCATGTGCTAAGTAATGCTTGCCAATTTCGGCTAGTGGAATGAGTTCAACCAATTCCTTGTAGTTGGTCCCATAGGCGATTGTCTTGCCTGCTACGGCATTTAAAACGACCGCATGGATGATTTTCCCATAGCGGTCTGTTTCTTCTTGATTATGCTTAACTGCTTGGTCTGTAGCCGTCTGTTTAGCCTCTGTCTCAGCCAATTTCTGTTCAGCTTCTTGAAGCTTCGCTTGAGCCTGTACGATGGCGCTCGTTGGGTCAAGCTCTGTACGGATATGGTCCAGCACCGCTTGAATCAAGGTCGCTTCATTATCCTGCGTATGGTCTCCATGAAGTTCCACCTGCTCGTAAGAATAGCGTCCGTTATTTTCCATTTTGATTGCAACAACTGTCACATTTTCTGCACCTTTAAGATATGGTTTAATTGCTACTTCGTAATTCATTAGTTAGTTCCTTTCATTTTAGCTTGTGTTTCTTCAAATAGCTCTTTTAGAGCTGGATCATATTCTAGAACCTCATTAATCGTGTGCAATTCGCTTGCTACATACAAATAAAGAGCCTCGTTCTTAGCTGATTCTTGCTCGCTGAATGCTAGCTTTTTAGTCAACGAATCAAGCGTTAACTGATTTACTACTGCGTTGTTGTTCATGCTATTGTTTCTCCATTTTTTCTATTTTTTGATTTAATTCTTGGATGGCCTTGATTAAGTAAGGTACCAATTCAAATGTTCGGTACGAGTACGCACCGTCAGGATTCTCATAGAATGCTTCAGGAGCATATTTCTGGACATCCTGAGCCATGATACCGCAAGCGATATCTTCTATTTTTCCATCGTACTCTTTACGATAACTGTAAGTTTTCAGCTTTTCGATGACATCTAAGCCAGAAACTTGACTATCTTGGATATTTGATTTGTAGCGACGGTCTGAGATTTCCTTATTCATAGGAATCCAGTTATAACCTGAACTATTATAGTAGAGGTAAAGATAGCCACTGTCAGGGTCAATTTTTGAATAATTCTCTGAATATACCCAATTCCCTGCTCCACCTCCATTTTCTCTATTATCATAGAAAATTTTACCCGTAACTTTCAAATCCCCATGTATAATTGGCGTTTTCCAAAATTCAGCAGTATTTTTGCAATACATCTTACCATTATTTTTGACATACCATGCATAGTATCCAGCTTCACTCCAATTATATCCCCAATTGACCCATAGTGCAGTACGGCCATCACCACCTTCACCATTTCCCATTCCAACCGAGAATTGATTGCGACCAGTTATCCAACGTCCGTAACCTGAATCATGCGTTCCGAGCTGGAAGCCACCAATCCAGCCTTTATAACCCTCTAAAACAGTTGAACTAGTAATAACTGACTCGACTTTTGTCGCAAAAATGCGTTTAGATGTCAGTTGATTAATAAAAGCTTCATTTGCAATCATTTTACTAATAAACGCATCATCAAATCTCACTTTATCAGCCGTGACCGCTTCAGCGTCTAATATCTTAGTCGTGACCGAGCCAGCTTCAAAATTAGCCGTTTTCAATTTATCAATCATAGCTGACTTGATAACTGCATTATCAATCAAGGTATCGCCTGTGATGTGGGTCAGCTTACCAGTGATACGATTGTGACCATTAGCGCCAAGATTGATTCCAGAGATGATATCTCCAGCTGAATTGATGTTCTGAACTGCCCATGAGCCAGCCAACTGTCTTTGGACAGTTTTCAGACCTTCATTCTTAGACACCTCAACCTGAAACAGCTGATTGGTCATAGCCATACGAGCAACCTTATCCGCAATCCCGTTTTCAGTATTACCCAGAATACGCTCATAAAGCTGGCTAGTTTCTTTGACTCGCTGGAAGTCAGTAGTCTCTACTTTTTGTGCTAGTTGATTGGTCATGTTCTTAAATTGACTATCAGCATCCGCTTTGTTTGCAGAGACCTGAGTCTTTAAGTTTGAAATCTGATTAGTGGTTCCTTGCTCACTGCTTGTAAGTCTATTTGATAGACCACTGATTTGACCGCCCACATCTTGCTTATAAGTAGTCATCTGACTTGAAATATCTGTGAACTTACCATCTACGGATTGACGATAGCTTGCGATTTGATTAGCGATTTCTTTATTCGCACTAGTTTTAACAGCTTCAATCTTCTGATTGATACCTTTCACATCTTCTTGATAAGTCGTTTTGCCTACATAGTCCTTCGCAACTAGCTCACGTACAGCCGTCGCTTGTTTTGCGCTTTCCTCACGAGTGTAACGCTGTAGAGCTTCCTGCCGCTGGCCGTCTTTATTGACATATTCCTGAATAGCTGATAAGTCAGTTCGCAATCCCTGAGCTGTCCGCTCAAAGATAGCCTTAGCTTCAGTGATAAGACCATCAGTGTCTTCGATTGCTGGGCTCCAGTCAGTAGCTAGAGTGCCTTTTTCAAGTTTAATCCTACGCACAGAATAGTTATTATTTCCACCATAGTCGTATAAGGCCATCTCTCCCCTTGAATAACGATGGTCGTCGTTCGGAAAGATAACTGGACCTGTGAACGTGAACCGTTGCCATTCTTTTGAAGGGGTAATGTCTGCACTAGCTTTCAGACCGAACCTATTGCTTTGGTAATGATAAAAATGTAGAGGACGAATCTCGCCCCCTTCATTGATTTTTAAATCAAACGATAAAGTCCAAGTCTCCCCTACATTTTCTTGGGTAAGGTATGGATGTAGAGGGAATGAGAAGAAACGCGTACTTGTTCGAACCTTCTCAGAATCTCGATAGTGATTTCGGCCACCAACCTGTATTTTCGAAAATTCCTCTCGCAATTTCCCAGCTTCGGCAACAACTAAAGTCTTATCTGCCTTGTCCTTTGTTGCGTTCAGGATTTCCTGACGGATAGAGCCAGCCTGCACCTCAAATTCAGCCAGGTTTAACTTCTGATCTAGCTTGTTCTGTGTGTCTGTTTCAAGCCTCTTCACGGTCTGCTTGATGTTCTCAGCAGTCACGTTGAGTGAGCTGATATCCGCTTTCGTTCTGAGGCCTTCAGTCAGACTTCTCACACCAGCATCTAGTGCATCAGCGCGTTGCCTAAAGTTAGACTCAACAGCTGAAATCTTACCATCAGTGTCTTCGATTGCTGGGCTCCAATCCGTAGCAACTGTACCTCTTTCAAATTTGATCCTACGTACAGAATAGTTATTATTTCCACCGTAGTCATACAAGGCCATCTCGCCTCTTGCATAACGAGGGTCATCATTTGGAAAGATAACTGGACCTGTGAACGTGAACCGTTGCCAGTCCTTGCTTGGAGTGATGTCAGCACTAGCTTTCAGACCGAAGCGATTCGTTTGATAATGATAAAAATGTAGAAGGCGAATCTCGCCACCTTCATTGATTTTTAAATCAAACGATAGGGTCCATGTCTCCCCAACATTTTCTTGTGAAAGATATGGATGGAGAGGGAACGAGAAGAAACGTGTACTTGTTCGAATCTTCTCGGAATCTCTATAATAGTTCCGACCTCCAACTTTAACACTCGCTATCTTACTGGCCAACTCCTCGGCTGTCTGCGTGAGCTCTGACTTGCTGGCTTTACCATTGGCCAAGTTGGTCAGCTCTGCCAATCTACGAGTCGTTGTCTCTTCATAGGTCGCTTGTGCTGATTTTACACCAGCCAGTTCATTCTTGGTCTTGTTAAGTGCTTCAACCTGCTTGGCAATCTCAGCTTCAGTCTGCGCTTGCTTCGGTCGAACATCATTAGCGATAGTTCGTTTCAGAGCGTCCAAATCGCCCGATAGGGCTGTCTGAGCGCTCGTAGTCTGCGCCTTGAATGCTTCAAGCTTGGCAACAGAATCTAACCCAATCCGTTTAGCTTCCTGAGCAAGCAAGCTGCTTGCGCCAGCGTTCCTCAAGGCTTCTTCAGCCCTGCGCTTGACTTCTTGTAATGGGCCGTTGTCAAAGCTGTTGAAGCGCTGATTGATAGTATCAGATAGTTCTTGCTTGACTTCTTCCGCCTTAGCCTTGGCAAGTTCGATACCGTTCGTAATATCTTTCTCACGCTTGGCAAATTCAGCATCAAACGCACGGTCAGCGTTGGCAATTTCCTTTTTCAAACGTTCTTCAAAAATCTTATGCAGATTTCGGCTTTCATTCAAAACGGCATCATTTACAATCCCACCGATCGCATTCGCCAGACTGGACTGGAACGTCCCAAAACCTATCGATTTCAGACGTTTTGCCATTGGCGAATAGGTGTATTTCGTGATTTTTTTACGAACATCAAGACCATACCACTCATGATAGATACTGACCACATCGAACATCCGAACTGCAACATCACTCTGGCCGACAACCGATATTTCAAGATTATCTTCCAGCATGTCGCACATACTCGTCCGAAAATACTGCTTACCGTATTCAATCAAGCTAGCTTGGTCTTTGACGTTCTGGTCATTGACCTCAACAACTGCTTCATAGATTTGGCTATATTTCCCAAGCAAGGGACTATCAATCACCACTACGTAATCGACGTCAGGTGCCTTTTCTCCCTCGCCTTTAACGGTTGTTTTAAAGGTTATCCGAGTTTTCAGCGATTTGGTAGAGGTCTTATGCTGATAGCTAGACAGGTTTTTCTTGTACATAAAAAGCGATTCATTTTCAGAACCGCCATTTTTTAACAAGCGTAAATTGTAGCCATTTCGCACCATATCTCCGCCCCACTGACCAAGGATAGAGTGCTTGTCTTTTGCCAAGACCTCCATAGCATTCTTATCCTTGATATTGAGCGTATGCCTGTCGTCAATATCCGAGAAGAAAGAAAAGGGATTTGTTCTGGTAATACTACCAGCCAATGCGCTTAATACCCTTGTGCCACTGACACGATCCACATCGATAGAGCTGATGATGTAATTGTTTAACAGACTGATAACCTGATTGGCATAGACCTGGATATATCCTTGTTGTTTTTCAACCTCAAAAATATAAAAATCTTGCTCACCATGCAGGTCATCTGCAGTTAGAAAAGTTTCCTCTTTCAGCAATTCCCACTTGGGATCCGATGTAGGAAAACGAAAGGTCAGTTGATAGGTATTGTTTCGCTCCTGGACAATTTCATCATTGTAGGCCTCATTTAAAGGCGTGTTACCCTCTGTAAGATAAATCATAAGATATACCTCCAATTTGGCCGAACTGTGACCTTACGAACCGCACCAGTAAAGACCAAACCGTTATTACCAACAGCCAATTCAAAAAATCCTCCTCGTTTTCGTAGCGTATTTTGAACCGCACCATCTGCATTGTAGATATTCTGTTTCTTATGTCTACAATCAATGGTCACTTTTCGTCTAATCGTCAAGTGCATAGTTGTCCGACCGATAGTCAAAGAAATATCTCCGTCACCCTCAATCTCAATCACAGGCTCGCTATAGACAGAACCTGGATTGTTGACATTACCGCTTGAGGTAAAGATAAGAGGGGAAACAGATTTCTGATAGCGGAAAGGTTGCATACTCAGCTTGATTTCTAATTTCCAGCCGTGCATACCTTGAGGTTTGTATTTTGCGCTTACAAAATCAGCATAAAATAAAGAGCCTAGTTGGTAGCTAAACTCTAGCGTGTTGTCATTTGATTGGAATCTCTCAACGATTTTAGACGGGTCTACCGTTCTTGGAAGGTAAAATGCAAATGTTCGTTCATAACTCTCATAAGCACCGTCCAAGACACGGTAATTCCCGTTAACCCCAAACAGGGTAGCTGTTTCCGAGACTTTAGGTTTAGCAGCCTCTACCTCGCCAAAGTCGGTCACCACACATTTAGGAATGGTTGAAGTATTGAAACCATTGATAATCATGTATTCCATTAAATTCCCTCCCTAGCGTAAATTGCACCTTGACGTTGGTAGACGCTCATTGAAATTTTATCAGCGTCCAGATAAGTATCTGACGGCTTTTCAAGGATAGCAGTAAGGATCTTCTCCATACTTGCTCTCAGAATCGCTATCTCAGACACGGTTTGACTGTCTTTTGCCTCGATTTGAGCGCTTGGCATGGCCAAACTTGCTTCAATATTTTTGGCAATGGTCGGTGTTCCACTCAATCCAAAATCATCGTTTGAGAATGCGTTTGAGATTTCGCCAGCCATTCCGCTGACGGATTTCTTAACATCTTTGAAACGGTCCTGCAACCCTCTATCCAAACCTTGCATAATCGCATTACCAGCAGGAATCAAGAGCTTGCGGTCGTACTCAATCGGACCTTTGTGATCCGCAATCCAACCAGCAATACCACCGACAAAGTCAGTAACTGCACTCCAAGCAGATTTCAAACCGCCTAGAAATCCATCAAGGATAGCCTTACCTGCTGACCATAGGTCAATGTTTCGAATACCATCAAAGATACTCGTAACATTACTTACAAGGTCACTAACTCCTTGCTTCATACTTTCCCAAGCTCGCTGAGCGCCTTGAACAAGTCCATTAATCAGACCTAAGACAGTTGATTTCAACCCTTCCCAAGCACTGCTTGCGACAGATTTGATCGTGTTCCAGATGTTAGATAATATCTGAGCAAAACCATCAAAGATAGCCTTACCTGCAGCAGACAACCCTTTCCAGATGGCCTCACCGACATCCTTTATAGCATTCCAAGCGGTGCCCCAGTCACCATTGATGATAGCCATGACTGCTTTTATAATTCCACTGATAACATCCATAGCCGTCTGAATAGCAATCTTAATCAATTCCCAAACCGTTGTTACTACAGTGCAGATATTGTTCCACGTCGCTTCAATGAAAGGAGCAAGGATATTCATTGCGGTTTCAATAATGGACTGAATAATCGGCATCACCGTCTGAATAACTGTCTGGATTGCGTTCCAAACCGTTGTAAACGTTTGTTGAATCAAACCTTGATTTTCAGTCCACCATAATGAAATACCATCCCAAACTGATTTAATAAAATCAACAACCGCTTGGATAATTGGAGCGACAACAGCCATCATATTATTCCAGACGGTTGTAGCTGTTTCAACAATACCGTTCCAAACTTCAGTCAAGATCGGTGCGACAGACTGCCACACACCAGAGAACCAATCCATGAAGCCTTGCCAGATTTGCCTTCCCATCTCAGTTTGAGTGAAGAAATAAACCAAGCCTGCAGTTAATGCAGCGATCGCTGCGATGGCAATTCCAATTGGATTGGCACTCATAGCAGTAAATAGACCCGTGACTGCTGTTTTAATTGTCGTTAAGACAGCAGGTATTCCCGATAACATTCCCGAGACTGCCGAAAATGCTTTAAAAGCTAAAAATGCAGAACCAAGAGCGGTAACGATACCACCCATGATACTTCCTAGACCTTCGCCAAAGATCCCACTGAAAACACCCTTGATTCCTCCTAAAATAAGGTTAGGAATTTGCTTCAAAATATTTCCAATCATCGGAATTAGGTTCCCGAAAAGAAATGTAGATGTCGTTTCCATCAAAGCTTGTAGTGCAGGTTGAATATCTTCACCCAAAGACAACTTTCCAAGAACGTTCTGAGCAGCTGCTTTCATAGATTCAAATGATCCAGTGAAAGTTGTTGCTGCCTCTCGCGCTGTTGTGCCAGTGATGTCCAAATTCTCTTGGATAGCGTGAATGGCGCTATAAACATCTGACAAGTTATTCATGTCATACTTAACGCCTGTCAACTTTTCTGCATCTGACAAAAGCCGTTGCATTTCTTGTTTAGTACCACCATAGCCCAATTTTAAGTTGTCGAGCATGGTGTAGTTTTGTTTGGCGAAACCTTGATACGCCAGTTGAATGCTTTCCATAGATGTCCCCATCTTATTCGCATTATCCGACATATCAATCATGGCCATGTTAGCTGTTTCTGCTGCTTTATCTGTATCTCCACCAAGAGATTGCAATAAGCTTGCTGAGAAGCCTGTAACATTTTCCATATAGGCATTGGCTGACAGACCTGTTGTCTTATAGGCCTCGTTTGCAAATCCTTTGACCTTATCAGCTGAGTCTTTAAATAAGGTTTCGATACCACCAAGCGATTGTTGGAGAGCTGCACCTTCGTTTATCGATGCTCCGATTGCCTTACCAATTCCAGCAGCAGCAATAACCCCCGAAACAGCTCCCATCATTTTGGATCCGAGGGATTCGCCTGCGCTAACGCCAGCCGAGGCAACTTCACCACCCATTTCCTTTTGAATCATGCCACTAATGCCTTTAGCAGATGGAATGATTTGTACATAGGCCTTTCCTAATTCGGTCGCCACTATTCCTCACCTCCTGTTTTCGCAAGCAAAGCCTTGCGATAATTTTCAAAGTCCTCACCAGATTCAAAGACGAGATAATCCCTTTCATCTCTCTCTTCTTTGTGATTTTTTGTTAGCATTTCAGCAATTGACGTCGGGCGATTAACCCCTTTTTGCCCATCTTTTGTTTGCAACCACAAAGAAAGAGACAGTCTGTCTACGATACTTGCAAGTAAAGTCGTTTCAAGAGGGACGATTTGGTCAGACATAATCTGTTTGATTCTCGAATCATCCCTCAGACCATAAGCGAAAACAGCTACCTGATTTAAAGGTAGCTGTTTGTAGTCGTATATCTGGTAGGTTTCTGCCAAATCACAGACAAGGGCGTCTTCGTCCAAATTAATCATCTGAGCAAGGACTAGGATTTTTTTAAGCCGTTAACGGATTTAAAAACACTCTTGATTTCATCTGCCATTTTATCATTTGGCACGATACCATCTTCTTCTCTTAGATGGTCTTTAAAAGCTTCGGCTTGTTCATCTCCAAATAGAAGTTTTACAACTTTGGGGAAGACTTGACCTTTCCCTTCGTCAACTTCACCAATCAACTCTAACAATTCATAGTTGTTTAAACGACGCTCAGAAATTTCGAATTTAAAACCTGACTTCGTTTCCCCTTTGAATGTTTTACTCATTTATTTTACGCTCCTTGAATGTATTCGTAGTGAGTGTTCTCACTGTTGTCTGGTAATGCAGTGATAGTCAATTCATAGCCGATAGGCTCGCCGTCTTTATAGCTGATTTCGCCAATTTCACTCACCTTACCACGAGGAATCACAACACGTTTTGCATAGCCATTTTTCAACAATGTATCAATAACCAAGCTATGTTCTGGCAATTCTTTACCGTTAGCTTTGACAGTGATACCTGTTTCAAGCGTTCCTGAAACGTTATCTGGCCCATACACTTCTTTCAAGACTTCAACGTTCAGACCTTCAATCAATTTGTATTTGAAGGTGTCTTTTTTTTCAGTTTGAGAAGACAAGACTGTTTGTCCGCCCCACGCTTTAACTACTTCGCTTTCTGGCGAGTTCTCATTGGTCACCCCATCTTCTGAAATGTAACCTAGCGTTTTAAATGCAGCATCCAATGCTGTTTTGGCATTTAGTGGTAGATTTGTTCCAGCTGGTGCAGTAGATACTGCTCCTCCAATTTTAGGCTTTGCAGCCGTTACATTTGATGCTGATGCAGTCGTCATTTTCTTTCCTCCTGTTGATTCTGCATTTGGTGTTCTTACTTCTGTCGCTTCTAATTCTGGCGCCAAAACTACACCTCCTTTTAAAAGTAATTAATGTCATATACCGCTTGATAGCGATATTGCTTCGTTTCCGTATCTGTAAAATTGTAGTCACTATTGTGATGCACACCGCTGACTTCATTAACCGTGATGAGATCCTCAACTACTTTCTTGACTTTCTCATTTAACTCAGCAGCCTTTTGAAGTGATGGTGCGTAACTTTGAAAAGCGAATGTTGCAGAATGAACGTAGTCAGTTCCACCGCTTCCAGTCTTTTCTAAAATGACATAACTTTCAGGCATATTCGGTTTATGTTCAAAAAAAGACGGTACATCTAACTGTCCGTCCAAAAATTTCTTTATAACTAATTCGATCATCTTGCTCTCATAGCCTTTAGTAAAATATTATGTTTTTTGTTTCTGGCCATGCTCTTGATGTCAGTCGTACTAACTTTTGCATTGGCACGCTTCTGCCCTGACGATACGGTCAATTCAAACCCCTCACCAGCTCGGTTCGCAATTCCTTGCCCCTTTTCTCTCAAAATACCCTGCATTTCGGAAGAACGTAGCAAGGCAGACACGCCAGTCGAGTTCAATTGAAATTTCATATCACTCATATGCTTCAACCATCACTTTCTTATTCCATTCCAGAGGCATCATGGCTTCAATGCCTTCTAAGGGAATGCCAATCGTGCGCCATTTGCGCCCAAAGAAACGAACTTCACGGTCTTTCCACTCGTTCTGATCACCTTTTGGGACGCCTAGCGTATAAGCGGCCTTTTTACCAGTAAGATTCAGTTGATTGGTGACATCTTCTGTCGAAGACGGAACAACCAGGACATTTTCTACTTGAATTTCTTTATTTTCATAGATTGGATGCCCAAAGTCATCCTTTCCATTCTTGGTTTTTCCAATCAATGTTACAGTAATTCCTTTAATCCGTCCCATAGATATCAATCACCCCATATCTTTGCTTTTTGAGGCCCAGACGTTTCAATTCTGAATCCTTGATAAAGAGACCACCACCAGGAACTAGATAAGAACCACTCACTGAGTAGCCCAAGGCACTTTCAGCAAATTGAGTCACCGGCTCCTGGTCAGTTGAGGTCATCAACGTGCGAGCTACCACATCAACAGTGACGGACTTGACCACCATAGCAAAAGATGGATCAGTAGCCACCAACCCATCTAAATCCTTGCCAACTTTTTTAGCTTCAACACGAAGAGAATGAGAAACAACTTCCAACAGCGCTTCGGCCCGTTTTTCCTCATCGAATTTCAACGCTCGCCACAATTTTTTCAAATCTTCGACTGTTGCAAAGTTTTCCATCTCTACCTCCAGTCAAGCGACTACTGGACTTCAGTGTCCGCTTGTTCGACCAGCGAAATCAATTCAGTTTTTGTGGCGCGGTTATCATAAGTAATCCCTTTTTCATCAAGGATTTCTTTCAATGCTGCGTTAGTCAATGAGTCCAAAGGTTTGTATGCTGCAATTGGAACCCAATCACCTCCAGAAATTTCTGTGTTAGTGTTGATTGTTGCTCCTGTCTTTTGGTTTACATACTCAGCCATGATTAACCTCCCGTTTTCACAATACGAGCGAAACTAGCAGCGTCCATGATGCCCCATCCGATGTATGCTTCGCAACGGATATAAATCTGGTTATACCCTTTAAGGTCGCGACCGCTGTTGTCAGGATCACCATACTTGATGATTTCCATCGGAACTTCTTTCGCATAGCCCCATTTGAACATTGTTTCAAAGTCCCCAACAATCGCTGTGTTTTTAGGATCTGTTTGTGAGTATGATACAGTGCGGTTTTTATCTACTGCCAATCCATTGATTGCATCAGGCACACCGCCCCATGCCAATTCAGGATACAATTTCCCACCTTCAGCATTTTTCATTTTTGAAAGTGCTGTAGTGAAGATAGGGTCCAAAATTGCTCCAGTGATATCACGTTCTGAACCATCAATCATACCAACAGCATCTTCCATACTTTCGTCTGGGTTAGATTCTTTGAAAGTTACTGTCTGAGTAACTTTTTTATCAAAGCAGTTAGTTCCAATAATGCTTGACTCTTGTTTTGTACGTGGGTTAATACCATGAATACTCATAATATCAAGCCCTCGTGCTAATTTTTTAGAAAATCCTTCCACAAAATCACTGAGGATGTCAACTTTTGCTTCTTCTGAGGCGTGTAAAAACTCATCAGATACACGGGCACCATATTCGACTTTTAGTGGAACAATAGTAACAGGATCAAGGCTCACACCACCATGAGTCTTCTTACCATTTTCAGCCACGATGTCGATGTCCGAATCAAAGTCGAAAATGAACTCTTTTTGGCCGTTAAACGGAATAGGCTTTTGGGGTGATAGCTTAGCAATTGATGAATGTCCCTTCACCTTACTAATAACTTTTTTTACAAGCTCTGGATCAAATAGATTTCCTTTTGCAAGTTGTACTTCTGACATATTTTTCTCCTTTTTAATCTTCAATATTTAAATTTTGAACCAAATTTCTATACATGGTTCTTTCATCATCTTCTTTCGGAACAATCGGTTCCGTTGATTTTACTGGCGCTACTTTGCTTACTGGCTTCATAAACCCAGCCAAGCGCTCTGCATCTGCTTTGAAGCTTTCTTCATCAGTTCCCTGCAAACGATCTGCAAGGTCGTAAGGCAGTCCATGTTGCAAAGCAATCCGAGTTCGCAGACTAGCTGTCTCATAACCAGCGATTTGACTCTGCATCTCTTCAAGTTGCTTATCGGCATCTGCCTTACTTTGATTGTTAGCTTCGATTGTTGACTTCAAGCCAACATTTTCTGTTTCCAATTCTGTAACTCGAGATTTGAGCTGGTCATAGTCGCTATACTTCGCTTTCTCACGAGATAAACGCTCCTTAATAGCAGCATCAAATTCTTCTTGTGTAGTGATTGGTTTAAACTCTGACATTCTCATGTCTCCTTTCTCCTGCTTCCCCGGCAGTTCGGTAATTTTTGGCATCAAAAAAAGCAGTCACAAGACCGCTTATTTTAATAACTGATTTTTTGCTTTTTCTTAGGTTTAGTCGTAGAACAAGCCCAGTGCGCAAGCAAAGCGCTATCCATCAAAGAAATATCCATGTCGTCAAAGTGCGATCGATAGCCAAATCCACCATTTGACCCAATATTCCGCTTGTCGCAGTTAGTGGCTACTTTAGACAGCGATGGTTGACCAGCATGACAGATGGTTTTCTGATAAATCCCCTGTTCCCAAAGAGCATTGGCCACGATGATTTCTTTCACCGTCGGCAGAATCACGTTCTTGATTCTATAGTCCTTCAACTCTTCGTCCAGGATCTTTTGCCCACTTGCGCCATCGATGACAATTTGAGCCACGTCGGATTGACGCAAGAAAGCAACCATCCACTCATTCCCATTACGAACGGATTGACAATCGACTGTTTCTACAAAGAAACGGCCATCCTTGGTACGTGCAGCAATGCTCAAAGCCACGTTCGTTCCATCTTGGCCATACTTGATACCAACAGACAACTTGCCAGATAATTCTGGGACATCATCCACCTTGAGCTCATTCCACTCCGTTTCAGAAATAGCGGATTTCTGGTTGTAAGTTGGCCAAAATCCCAAACGTTGGATATTATGGTCTAGCTTATCCTCACCAAGCTCAGCTTCAATCTTACGCTCATTTAAGTGGTAGCCCATGGATGGATTAGAATTATACCAAGCTTCCACATCGTCGATTTCCTTTTCATCAGAAACCGACCACTCAGCCCAGCCAGAATACTTCCCTTTCCCAAAAAGACAAGTCTCACGATACTTGGTAAAGACCGTACCACTCGATACAGGTGTCGGAGGTGTCCCACACATGATTGTAATAGGATTCTCACTATCCGTAACCGTGTATTTCAAAGCAGATTCTTGCTCGGTCGTGTACTCTTGAGCCTCGTCAATGATCAGCATGTCGAACCCTTCACCAAGACCACCATTAGATGTCCTAGTACGAAATTGGATTACACCACCTGTTGAGTATAACTCGATTCTCTCCTGTCCCTTCGCTCGAATCGAATTGAAATCCTCACCATCAACATACCCCATTTTTTCAAGGTATCGTTTTACCTTTTCAAAAGAGGCATGAGAGGTAGAAATCCTGTGAGAAGTATGTAGGATATTCAATCCTTCATGTAGCCCCCAAATTTCACCGATATATAGGATTTCAGTCTTTCCGTTTCGTCGAGGAATAGAGTAACCAAACTTCTGATGCACCCAAAGACCATTTTTATCAACTGCCATCAAAGGCAACAAAAGATTCTTCTGCCAAGCATAGCAAGAAAGACCAGTTCGTTCGTAAAGTTCAATCGCTTCTTTAGCTTTTGAATTTTTCTTGACGTATTTTAAAATCACCGATTGAGTAGGATTCTGATTGCCAAGTTTCTTCCTCGCCATTCTACTTTCCTTTCAATCGTCATCGCATGATAACCCTATCGCTGGGAGATATCGGATCACCTCCTAAACTGAAGCACAATAAAAGCACCCTGACCACTGTCAACGTGCTTATGCTATAATTTCAACTTCCTTGATTTCATCCTCAAAGAGTTTTATCCACCGGGTTCCTGACTTAACGGACAACCCATCTAGTTCTTCATCATAGACATCCTTGTCCTCATAAAGACAGACACCTTCAAATGTTTGGCCGTCAATATCGGTGATTCTGACAACCTTGTTATTAAATTCTCTAAGTTCCATCAGTCTCCCCTTTCATAGTATGTCGGTATCAAGTGTGCACCAGTTTTGCTATATTTGATTGTCATAGCATTTACCGGCTTACCAGTATATACATCAATTCCTAACGGCCTATCTTCAAACAAATCAACCTTTTCATTGCTAGTTTGAGCGCCTTTTCTACTTGTTTCTAAAAATCCAGTCATCTTGTACTTATCGTACAGAGCATTGATATCCACATGATCATAAAAATAGCTCTTTCCAGTCAGTGATGTTGATTGAATATGTCTAGCTTGTTTTTCTGGATTGATTTTATCCAGCCAAGTGCCATTTTTGAAGTTTTCCTGGATATAAACTACATCTTTTAAGCGTTCATATCTCTCACCACCATTATACTTCAAATCCTGAAACTTTGCTAGTGAAATAGGAGCATTTTGAACTCCTAAAACATCAACTATTTTCTTGTATTCCTGAATATCTGCTTTGCGATTATTATCACGCACATCAATATTCATTCTCTTGCGATTTTCTAATTCATCAGAACTCTCATTTCTGATTTTTTTAGTCCAAGAATTTTGAACCTTACCATTTTTAGGATGATAGTCAATTACACAAGTACAATGCTGATGCCTTCTGTAGAAATTATTTGGTTCTTCACCGTATATGTAATTTCCTACTAAGCTATCACACCATTTGCAACAACGTCTAGTAGAGTGTCTACTGATCGTCGGTACCAAACCCGTTTTAGCATGAAACTCGGCATTCTTCCGAATACTATCATCAATAATTGACTGTGTGAAGTTCACAATAGGTTCACCGAGCAACCAACTGACATCCTCAAAATTTTCCTCAGACGAAAAGCGATTGACAATGCCAGCTATTCGATCCAGATTTAATTCAGGAACTTGCACTTTGAGACCAATCTTTGCTTCATCATTCAAATTCTTCTGAACATCACTAGCATAACCACTCACAAGCTCGTGATTTCGTCCTAGCACGTCCGTCAGCAAACGCTGAGCGATATTGTAATACATTTTTCCGTCTGGTAATTTATCGGTGCTCAGGGACGCTCCTAGAGCCTTCGAGAGAATATCACCAATTTCAATCGCAAACTCATTTGCAGTTTTGTAAGTGGCCTTTTTTGCCTTCAGCGCAGCAAAAGCATTTTTGACAATCTCACTCTTACCGAAATCTCTCTCAAACCTCTCCTGAACCTCTTGCAAGATACCAGGTAAAACATCATTCTCCATTTGAACCACCCTCGCTTACCACTGGTTTAGCTGACATATCTCCAGCGATACCAGTAAGATCTCGAATGGTTTCTGCGTTGATGTAACCAGGTAATGCCTGATTTAGTTTGACAACACCATCACCAATCATAGTCATCGTATTCGCATCCGCTTCAAACAATGGCTCCCACTTGACTGTGGTCCTCACAAATTGGCTTCTAGCATATCGAAACTCATCACGCAAGCAAGCAGCAACATAAGCCACATTTAGCAATCCAGCTCCCAGAGACCTCTGAGCCTTCCGACCAGCTAAACGCAAATTCTCATGACTTGCTTTGATGGCTTCCACAGATGATGGATTATCTGAAACGAAACCAAGATCATCCAATGTCAGCCCCATTTCACCAGCAAATCCAGCAGCGGCTGTTCTGAGTTGTTCTGTAAAAGGTGACATGCTAGCAGTGGTAAATTGCCCAACGCTCGGTTTCTCGCCTTTATCACTAGAAGAAATCGTCAACAAGCTTGATACAGTAGCTTTCCATTTCTCCATAGGCTCTGCATCAGGATCAAGCCCAAGAATATATTTCTGTGGCCATGAGTAGAACTCAGCAGTGATATCAGCTCGTTCCAAGGTACGCTTAGCGTATTTCTGATAATACATCCCAGCTCTGGTAATTCGCGATCTTCCAAACGGACGAACCGCATCAGGACGATGAATAACCGGAACCAACAAAGGGATACCAGTTTCATTCACAACCGAGTATGGTCTACCATCTTTCGGAATAAAATGAGTAGCATTAGGTTCAAAGTATGCTTCAAGCGTTGGACGATTGTAATCATCACGAGCCAACACCGCATAACCTTCTACAAGCAATCCAGTGATAGGATCAATGACACCAGTTGCATTGCTTGATTCAATGACTTGCAACCTCACCTCATCATCTTCCCCCTTCGAAATGTAGACAAAACTACACGAACCAATCAGCGCAGCTAAAATAGCACTATCAAAGAAGATATCAGGATTATTACGATCAAAAATTTCTGTAACATTAAAATCATCATTAGCAAATGCCCTGAAAATCAAACGATCTGCAAGACTATCAACTCCCTTTGCAGCCCAACCAAGGACAGCTTGATACTTTACCCTGATATGTGCAGGAATTGTGATTCCTGTCGGTGCTTCATAGTGTTGCATCGCATAATGCTTGTATCTCAGATTAACTCTGCTCTGATAGAGATTCAACTTCCTCCTGAGATAGTCAATTCCTCTTAATTCCAAACCGTTCTCCTTTCTTTGTGATGATTTGGCGCGAGAAAAAATGTACAGTGACGGCGTGAAGCCCTCGAGCGCCTAGTGGGAGGGGGATACCCCCCTATCCATAACTAGGACTTTCCTCATACATTCCTTTTTTCTAAAAATCTAGTATTCTGTTAATTTATATTTTTCTTAAAAATTAATTTTATGTTTTTTTCTTTATTAAGATTTATATTTTACTTTATTAAGATTTGTATTTTGTCCAATCTCTTGATTGCGGCAAGTTCCTGTTGCCAACAACAGTTGTACTTGCTGTTCTATCATCAGCATAAAGCTTGTCAGACTTCTGTCTATTACACTGCCAGTGCGCTAGCTGTAGGTTATTGATGTCTGATGGATGACCGTTCCGATTGATTGGAATGATGTGGTCAATGACTGGTGACAAAGGATGTGGATACTTCAATGACTTGTCAACCGGCAATCCACAAATCCCACAAGTATTTCTGGTCTTCAGAATAATCTTTTTATTCTTTTCAAAAGCAACTCTATGAGGACCACTCCGGTCCGGTCTATCCTGGGGGGTATTCATTTAGGGAGGGGCCTTTCTTTTTTTGGGAGGTAGGGGGTTAATTTTTTATGATGTAGGGGGGGGAGGTTTTTTAGCTTCTTACACCCTCGTATATTTAACATATCTTATATTCTGTTAAATAAAATTAAACAACTTCAAAGCCAAGAGTGCCATGGCTTTAACTATATTTTTCTAAAAACTAATTTACATTTTCTCATTATGTAAAATAGATAGGTTATTTAATAGTCAAATGATAGTATACTCTGGTCAAGTTCGTCTTGACTGTACCCGATATATCCTAGTGTGATATCTGGTGTAGAGTGATTGAATATCTTTTGAAGGATCGCTACATTTTGATTTTTTCTGTAGTGATGATAGCCAAATGACTTTCTCATAGAGTGGGTCCCAATGTTCTTCAGGCCGACATGTTCAGCTGCTTGCTTTAAAATTTGATAAGCTGCAACTCTTCCAATATGAGCGATTCTTACTCCGTCTGTCCTAACTTTTTTCTTACTTGGAAATAGGTAATCATAACCTTTAAGATCATTTGTTTTAATGTAGTGACTTAAAGCTTTTCTTAATTCAGGGTTGATAGCAAATCGCTTGACCTTACCAGTTTTCTTTTCAGTAACCTCGATTCTATCACCTGTCACTTGTTTCACTTGGAGAGGTATGATATCGCTGATACGCATTCCAGAATACAGACCGCACATGATTAGGACATAGTTTCGCTCACTCTTTGATTTTAAAAAGTCTTTCATCCGTTCAATGTCATCAAGCTCACGAATTGGTTCTACTTTTTTCACGATATCACCTCCAAACTAAAAGAAAAGACAGGGTATGCCTGCCTTTACAATTATTTCATAATATAATTTTAGCACATAAAATCATCTATTTACTCCGAACTTACTCCGAGTTTACTCCAAAAAAACTCCAAGTTTACTCCAAAATTTCAATCTGTTCTCCATTGCGGTATAGCTCTGCAAATGCCATCAAAGCTTTCTCCAAAATTTCGTAATATGAACTTTCTGAAAGAGACAAGTCCATTGCGATTGTTTCATTCTTCTTGCAATCCCACTGAAGGTACTTTTCGAAAAGTATCCTACGATATAGAGGATCGTGTAAGCCGCTAACCGCTTGCTCAATTGCATCCAGCTCAAGCTCTGCATCAACTTTCCGTATAGCTAACTTCTCGACTTGACTATTTCTTCCACTTGACGGATTTCTCGGCATAAATGAGTAGGTTGTCGTTACTCTCTGACCTTCGGTGTCATTGGCCACACGACGCCAGCGAGGATATCCTTCTAAAATTTTCTTGGCATTTTCTTTTGTTTTAGTTTCGTTTATATCAGGAAAGAAGGGCATCGCTCACCTCGTTTCTATCTCAAGTAATTCTTCCGTCGAAATCTTCGTGTTTGTTTCCACTTGATAATCTTACCATCGTTATTGTTGTTGAAATAATCTGGTAATCTTGCTGTTGGACTTTCTTTGTAGACTACTTTCTCGACTACCTGGACTCCAGGCATCATTTCATCATCTATCCATCCAACTAACCAAGCAGGATTCACATCATATGTTTTAGCAATCATTTCAATTTGCTTAATGGATGGATATCCACCTCGCTCATACAAGTGAATTGTGTTTTGAGAAACACCCGTATCTCTAGCCATATCTTTGACAGAGATACATAGGTCCTCTCTAAGTTCTTTCAATCTTAGCTTCATCTTGCAAATCTCCTTGCGTATTTCAAATAATTTTCCCTTCAAATATCAGAGTTATTGTCCCTGTCCCGTCTGTGTGTTTAGAGGTCAGCGCACGACAATCTGATCCAAACTCAACTCCTTCAATTGTGATGCTATTCTTCACGCTATCAACGTTGATGATGGAATCATTTGATGTTTTAATTCTCATGCTCCAGCTCCTCAATCAACCAGTCGAGATTCTTGCGGGCTTTCTTCAGGTCTTCGATACCATTCTTTTCTTTGTATCGAAGTAAATACTCGACTGCACTGCACCAGCGATGCGCTTCCATTTCTGCCTTGCCTTTGATGAAATTTCTCGTAACATCCTTCACTTCGAGACCATAAGTCCCGATGTAGTGGCTTGGGTTGTTTACGTTGTCAATTATTTCTGGGTTCATCATTTATCCTCCAAAAGTTCAGGGTTTTCGTAGATATTGCCGATGATTTCTTCATGCTCAGTCCACGCATATCCTTCTCTCAAGTCTTTTAGGTATACAGCTGGCATTCCTC